TTGTGGTCAGTCTGGTCACCCCCATCGTGAAAGCAGTGAAGGGGTCCGAAACCAAAACGTTCTATACCGAAACATCGTTTCGAAGATGGTTTGAAGGTAATCCAATGGGCAACTGGAAAATCAAGTACTACAAGGGTCTCGGGACATCGACTTCACTGGAAGCAAGGGAGTACTTCAAGAACATCCAGAACTTGACCGTCGGGTTTGCCGATGACACGAAAACGACCGAGTCGATCGTGTTGGCATTCGACAAGGGGATGGCGGATGCGCGCAAGACGTGGCTACTGGAAAATACCGAGAAGGATCCTCGGCAGCGTGAGATTGAGTACGGTACCGTCAAAACACTCAGTGTCACGGATTTCGTGCATCGCGATCTGGTCAATTTCAGTTTGGCTGATTTGAGGAGATCGATTGCCAGTATGGTCGACGGGTTCAAACCTTCCCAGCGCAAAGTCCTGTACGCCTGTTTGTCCAAGAACTTGACCGAGGATATGAAGGTGGCGCAGTTGGCCGCGTACGTATCAGAAAAAACCAGTTATCACCATGGCGAGACATCGTTGGCGGATACGATCGTGAAGTTGGCCCATGACTTTGTGGGGTCCAATAACCTGAACTTGTTGGAACCCAGTGGTCAGTTTGGGACCCGGTTAATGGGGGGTAAAGATTGCAGTCAGACCCGCTACATTTACACCAAATTGTGTCCAGTGACCCGGTTTATTTTCGACAAACATGACGATAATGTACTGAGTTACTTGATGGACGACGGGAAAAGCATCGAGCCGGACTACTTTGTCCCGATTGTACCGATGGTTCTAGTGAACGGTTCCGAAGGGATTGGGACCGGGTTCAGCTCGTACATTCCACCTTATAGTCCATCGGATATCGTCGAAAACATCCAGTTGGCACTCAGCGGCAAACCGATGAAACCCATGAACCCCTGGTTCAAAGGGTTCAGAGGGACTATTAGTAAGAGTGACGAAACGACCTGGACCGCTTGTGGAACGTACACGTGTGAAGGGACAACGTACCGCATCACGGAACTCCCGCCAGGTCGATGGACCCAGGATTTCAAGGAGTACCTCGACACCCTGGTCGAGAAGAAAGTTATTATGAGTTATGAGAATAACAGTACGACCGAACAGGTCAGTTTCTCGGTCTATGGGTACACTGGTACCACCCCGGTCAAAGATTTCAAGATGGAAAAGGTTTTCCATACGACCAATATGCACCTGTTCCACCCCTCCAAAGGGATCAGGAAGTACGCCAGTGCTGAGGAAATCCTGGTGGATTTCTTGGAGATCCGGATCGAGTACTACAAGAAACGCAAAGAGTACCTCGTCAAAACACTGACCGAAGAACTTGCCATACTTCAAAACAAAGCGCAGTTCATCCAGATGGTCATTGATGGATCGTTGACGATATTCAAACGGACCAGGAATGATATTGAAACTGATCTGAAAAGCCTCAAGTTCGACGGACCTTCGTACGATTACCTGTTCAATATCAAGACGTACCAGTACACTTCCGAACACGTCGAAAAACTCAACAGTGAAGTCAAGACGGCCAAGGAAACGCTGGAAACCGTGCAGAGTACGACAACCTTGAAGATGTGGAAGAGTGACCTATTAAAAATGTCGTCAACAAATAAGTAATGGAGCTTTCTCCTTTTTTGTCCGTCTACAAGAGGTACAGTAAGTACACGACCCAAGTGCACACGTGTCATCCTAAAACACCGGCCGATTTCGGACAGTTGATTGAAATGGATATAGACCGGTACGGTGACTTTATAAAAACGATATTTGTCAAAATGACCTTACCACCTACATTCTCCGATTACATATACACTGGATCACCCGGTCTTCATATATTTGAATATATTGAGCTCATAATAGGTGATACGATAATCGATCGTGTGGATGGATACTATATGTCTCTTTATTACGGAACCAGATTTTCAAGTGATATGGATGGACAGACGTTCAATGAGAGTTTTGGCGGTGATATATCCAATATGTCGGAGTACATACCGCCAAATGGTCTAACCCAAATTGGTCAAAATCGACAAACGTGTTATACGACTGATCGTAATCGTACCATATTTTTCCCTATTCCATTCTACTTTATGAATAAACCAACATTGGCTATACCCTTGTGCCTCTTGAAACAACAAGAAGTCAAATTACGTTTCAAATTACGACCTTGGCAAGATATGCTTATAAAAAACATCGAGTACGCCCAAAACTTGAAATATTTGCGTGAACCTGTTGATTTGACTATACAAGGCGGAGGTCCATTACAACTTGTCGATCTATCTGTACCAGTCGAGTTTGCATATGTATCCGATGAAGATTTCAAAACTATTTCCAGTAAACCTTGTATACATTACATTACCCAAAAACAATTACAGATTGTACCAGTGGGTACAGAGAATTCGGTAAAAGCCCTACTTGAATTCGCAAACCCGGTAAAATGTTTGCATTTTTTTACTCGATACGATAACCCGAATGGGATGATATATCGTAATCAATACAACGAACGGAAAAACAAAGCTCGTTTAGAAAAAGGAAAAGCCTGGGCTCATCATATACAAAGTATTCAACTCGAATTTGACAATGAGGTTTTTTTACACCACGAAATAGCCAACTATCAATTTTTAACTCATGCCCAACGTGTTTTACATGCGGGTACCCCTTTCCAATCGACCATATTGAACATTATAAGCACAATGAACGTTGTTTCGGCGACGAGAGAACTTTATCCAAATTCCGCGTCAAAAGTTCTTACTGGACCAGCTTATATGTATAGCTTTGCACTCGATCCATTCTCTGAAACTCCAACTGGTACAATTAACTTCAGTGCAATTCGATATCCGTATATACAACTTAATATGTTCTCAGCGGATGTCAACGGTGTGTATCCTAACGTTTCCGGTCAACCAATTGAACCACGGTCCGTGTACATATATGCCGAATCGTTCAATGTACTTACCTTTTTACCAAATGAAGGTGTAGCTCGATTTGCGTTTCATAACCCAATACTTAAAAAGTAAATATAATATATAAAGGAACATGAGTACTGGCCGAATAAACAAGATTATTACTGGTCACGAAGACGTGTACATAACAGGTGACCCGCAAAAGACATATTTTAGTCAAAATTTCAAAAGTGTACAAGGTAAATATCAAAAATATATTATCGACAACAACAGTGGTCAGGATGTCACGTACGGTTCAACTATACGAGTTACTATACCGTCAAAGGGTGATATACTTACCAGTTTATTTATAAAATTGATAGTACCTCGAACTTATATATCATTTTGGGGAGTGTATACACTCATAGAATACTGCGATTTGTTTATAGGTGGACAGTTAATTGAACGTGTTACAACGGATCATACACAGATTTTTAATTTTAAGAATATGACACTTGAGGATCAAGATTCGACTATTCTATCAAGTGCCGCGTTTAATAGAATACAAACAGTCAACGAAACAAGTGACATTTCTCAATTGATTTGGGAAATACCGTTTTACTTTTATAGTAAAAATTACCTCGGTGTACCATTATGCACACTTACCAAACATAAAGTGGAACTGGTTATCAAAGTTCGAGATTGGTACCGCTTAAAAGAACAAGTTACGGCGGATATAATAATAGGTGTAAATACCGACGGATCTTTTAATTATTATCCGAACTATCCGGTGAGTACGAAAAACAACCCATCCGATGAAGCAGCACACCCGCTCATGTTATTGTCAGTTCCATTCGAATATGCGATCGTACCTGACGAAGTACGATCCAAGATTGTAAATAGCACTTTGTCTTATATCATTTTACAAAATCAATTACAAACTTCGCATATACCTGCTTTTGCTGATAAACACGTTTTGAAATTAAACTTTATAAATCCGGTAAACACTCTCAGTTTGTCATTCAGAACAAAGGAACAAATCGAAAACTGTCTGTATATGGGGTCAGGCGGTACACGTCTACAATTACCATTTTCCGATACAGGCAATACATCATATTACCAAACTATATATAAGCTCGTGCAACAATACGGGAATTCTTTATATTACAACTATTTTGATATATCGTATTCAGCTGGTAGTTTATATTTTATGAATAATTATATACATCATCTTACCGGAATACGCCTCGATTTTAATGGTGAAAGTATAATAGATCCGGAAGATTCGGGTCATTTTATGTTTTTGTATAATGTACGAAACCTTACGAACAAGTTTATGACGAGTTCTCCTATAGGTGCAACTCTGATTGGGTCTGATAACATGAATAATTCGTATGATCCGTTTTTTTATTCGTATACGTTTGCCGAGAATTCATATGATGAAAACCCTGGTGGACAAATAAATTTCAGTAGGATACGTGAAAAATTACTTACCATAAACCTTGTACCAGCAACCAGTGACCGTGTTTTACAAATATATGCACGAAGTAATAATATACTGAAAATCAAAGATGGTATGGGTGGTCTTATGTTCACCAGTGCTTCCGATTTTAATTTGAATATAGACAATATGTCAAGCGCTGTGTACTAATTAAAAAAAAGATCGATACCTAGTAGTAACAATGCAAGGGTCTCAAATTGGCTTGCATGCCGTAGGTCGTCAAGATACAGAACTTTTTGATTTCAAGAATATACACCCCATAGGCGATTTTAATTTTCAACATCATTCACCTTTTACGAAAACGTTTCGATACTACGAAAAGATGAGTGAAAATACACCGCGTTGGCCTTTTGGTACTACTGTAAAGTTTGATTTGAACCCCAAGACTATGGGTGATTTACTTACGAATATGTGGATCAAGTTTGAGTATCCGAACACATCGAACCTTTTTGATGATCGTATGAGTCGTGATTTAAAAGACAAAAAATATTTCACGGCTCCGGCGTTAGGTCTCTTATGTTTCAAAGAATTCAAGTTCAAAGTTGATGAACAAATTATAGACACGATTGATGTAGACAGTGGGTTTTTCAATGTACAAACAACCGATTTCAATAGTCAACTTAACAGTATTCCTTTGATTAATGGCGATTTACAAACGTACCTTGGCTCTTCGGATTACTGTTTTCCTTTGTATACGTCTGGAAAAGTAGATAATGCACCGTTTTCAGCCAACGTCATATTCGGTGAAGGTGTTTCAGTTTTTGCTCCGATCCCGTTTTCGTTTCATAATATTTACAAGTACAATAAAAAAATCAAAGGGTTTCCCTTGTGTTCTATATACAATCAAAAAATGTATATTTCAGTCGAGTTTCAACCCCAAGAGTACTTTACAAATTCACCTTATAATGTTTCACTTCCCAAAGTGACGCTTGTCACTGAAGAAGTTGTACTCGGTGAATATGAGCGATACTATATGATGAAATCAGAACTTCGTATACCTTATTCGGTCATAGAAAAACAAGTTACAATTGATGTTGATAACACCGAAAGTGTTAAATCGTCCGCGTCTTCAACAAATAGTACTACTTCACCTAGCAGTATTAAAATAAATTTACAATCGAATATCCCTCTGAAAGCTATATATTGGTACATGAATAGAAAAGAAAATACATTTATAAACTTTAACCCCGGTACCGTAGAAACATCCACCTCAAATACTCTCAACACGACAAATTTTCTCAATAGAATACATTATTCTGAACACCCGAACAGATGGATACTTCCTTTTAATTTCCTTAATTTAAATGCAAACTCTAATACGTTTATTCAATATGCACTAAACTATCCCAGTATATCAGAGTGTTCAATAGTCAGTTCAAAAAATGATATAGGTTTTAAACAAACTACCGATTATAAAACACAATATGGCGCAACATATTTCCGTTACGAAACATTTGGCAGAACTGGATGTTTCAAACCATTAGGTAACTTTTACATGTACAATTTTGTCGATGATATATTTTCCCAGTATCCATCAGGGTTTGAGAATTATACCATTATGGATAAGAGTGTGAAACATACGCTCAATATAAACTTTTTGAATTATCCCGATATAAAAAACAACGTGTATGTTCTTAACGTGTTTAATATAGGATTTAAAAACTTGTACTTCAAAGATGGATTTGTCACGGTGACTTCTTATTCGTGAACAGTGAGTTCTTGTTCGTCTCTATATAATCAATGATATTGTTCTTGATACACCACCGTATGAAATTGAGTTGCGCTACGGTGGTTTGGACCGGGGAGGTCCCACCAGGTACATCGTAATTGAACTTATCTGACCGACAGAACGGATCAAACAGTTTCTTGCTGTACCCGTCTAGTGTCGACTTGTAGCTGCAATGCACGACGAACGACTTACCATCTTTGGTCGTGTACTGCAAATTGTTCTTCTTGGCATAATTGGTAATGAACCATTCGAGGTTCCGGAGTGATACGGTACCTTTCTTCTTGTTCAAGATGTCCAAGAGCACTTGAGCGTTTTTCGGATCGGCGGAATAGAATTTCTCAATGGAACTGAGTAACGTTTCGGACTTTTGCATTACTTGTGTATGTTCAGAAATCTATAAGTAATTTCTCAGTGACTTTATTACTGGCATTGCACGC